GCTGGTCTGGAGTCCATTCCCCAAATGTAATGCGACTTATTGCCATGTCTGATTCCCAATAGATATGTCTGTCCAATTGTTTCCTGTAACGCTTGTGTCTGTCCAAGTATTAGGATCAACAGCAATACCGCCCCATTCTTCGCCAATTATGTAGCCTATAACAATTATAGAGGCTTGACCATTAATTGATCCGCTTGCAACAAAAACTGCGTTACCGGTAGCTAATGCTGATCCAATACCTTCTATTGACCCATTACCACTTGCAATAAAGTTTGCTGCGCCAGTAATTGTTCCTATGCCGATAACAGAGCCATCTGCGTTTAGTATCTTAATTCCTGCGCCATCTACTGTGCCAACTCCATTAATAGAGCCTGCACCGCTTTGTATCCTAATGCCTAAACCTGATATTGTTCCAATGCCAGTTATACTACCTTCACCATTTTTTACTGGTATGACAATTGCAAAGCCAGTTATAGTGCCGACTCCATTAATAGAGCCAGCAGCATTTATAGGCGCAACATCTACTACATAGCCATCTACTACATAGCCTGACTCTACATATAGATCAGCGAAGGCCATAAATTAAATTGCCCAGACTCTTTGGGCAAAAGGGCTAGGCTGTACTGAATAAGGAAGTAATGGCGTAGGATCTTCGCTCTCCAATACCAATACATTTACCCCATAGTTAGGTGCAGGGTAAGGTACAGGCACATAATCTTCAGGAGTAGGAATAGGTGCTGGTTCGTAAACCGTTACAAGAACATTAATGTTTGCGTAGTTAGGCGTAACAGTAACGACTTCAGGGCTGATTTCTTTGCCATCTTCGTCAACAACAGCAGGAGTTACGGTAGTCGTATAAAGCACAGAAATAGATTGTGCTTCGTCTGTAAAGGCTAAGTAGTATGGAGTTGCCATGA